TTCAACCTGGTCAGCATTCGGTGGCGGAGGATCTTTATGACGAGGCCGAGAAGCTCATGGAACGTCAGGACCGCTCTTTCAGTTTCTGCTGGCATCACCGGGAAGGTTCAATCTCGGAATCCTCCTGGGACGATGACGCCGCCCAACTTGCCTCACTTAAAGAGGCGTATGGGCCGGCAGCGGAGTGGATGGATCTGCCAGGAATGATCGAACACGAAATCCGTGCGCCAGGATCAGTCAAAGCGGAAAACGCCCGCTACTTCCACAACCTTCGATGGAAGGGCGAACAGCGCGCCATCGACCCCGACAAATGGGATTTGCTGGCAGCTCCTCAACTCAACCCCGAAGGCGGAGAAATCATTGCCATCGGCTTCGACGGCTCCGACCGTGGCGAAAACGCCGACGACACTGTCCTTGTCGGCTGGGTACTCACCGACAAACCCCACCTGTTCCTCATCGACGCTTGGAAACGTCCCGAGTTCGCCGGCCGTGACTATCGGGTCCCTCGAGAAGAGATCCGAGAGAAAGTGTCCGAACTCAAAGAGACCTTCGAAGTTCGCCGGTTCGCCTGTGACCCTCCCGGCTGGCGTGAAGAAATCGAGTCTTGGGACAAAGAGTTCGGCGAAGCATTCGGAGAACCCATTGTCGTCGAAGTGTTGACGAACCGTCCGACGAGAATGGGACCGGCAATCGACCGGTTCCTCGAGGCCATTGACGAGGGATCTTTCACCCATGATGGTTCGCCCGAATTGCGCGAGTATGCGTTGAATGCATTGTTGACAAAATCGAAAGGCCGATCCGATCTCCCGGCAATCGTGAAACCTACGATTGACTCAAAGATCGACGGATTGGTCGCCGCCATTCTCTCCTACGATGAGGTAGCCCGAATGACTCCCGAACAGCCAATCGCCCCGTTTGCGATCCTCGCATGAAAACCGCTTTTGCGTTTATCATTGCTGGACTAGTCCTGCTCACGGTAGGTCTAGCCCTCTCCCCTATTCCTTGGCTTGCGTTATGTGTGCCAGGCGTCGCCCTCATCGTGGCCGGCTTATTGAAGGACGTTGAATGAGACTTCTGGACAGACTACGCAGCGGCAACCCAGAGCAGCTCGAACGCTCCTACGCCAACGGCCTCACCTTCGAAGACGTCCTCGCCATGTTCTCCTTCAACGGGAACACCTACCAGGGCATCTCTTCCCCACTTCGAGCGCCAGGCACAGCCGTCTCCGCCAACTTCTCCGGATATGTGCAGGGCGTCTACAACCAGTCCGGAGTCGTAGCAGCTGCTGTCACAGCGCGCGCGCTGCTCATGTCACAAATCCGGTTCCAGTGGCGTTCGCTGTTGACAGGAGAAACCGGTCGACTGTTCGGCAACACCGAACTTTCCGTCCTCGAGCGCCCAGGGGATTTGACCCGAGCGGAACTTCTTTACGCTGCCGAGCAGCACAACAGTCTCGCCGGAAACGCTTTCTTCTATCGCAATGGCGGCCAACTCCGTCTTCTCCGCCCCGACTGGGTGACTGTTGTCTACGGCTCCTATGAAAACGATGTGGACCCGACAGCACAATTGGACGCTGAACTCGCCGGCTACTCCTACCAGCCCGGCGGCATCTCATCGCAAAACGCCCCCATCTTCCTCGCCCCATCACAGGTCGCACACTGGAAACCCGAACCCGACCCGATGTATTGGTGGCGCGGACAATCGTGGATTGGTTCGGTTCTCTCCGAAATCACCACCGACCGCCAAGCCACCGAATTCAAATCCAAGTTTTTCGCCAACGCCGCAACGCCACAACTCATCGTCACCCTCGACCCGCACACCACTCAGCAGCAAGCCACCGACATTGCCGCTGTCATCAACCAACGCCACGAAGGCTCCGCCAACGCCTACAAAACCCTTGTGCTTGGTGGCGGCTCTGATGTGAAGGTTGCCGGTTCAAACCTGCAACAACTGGACCTCAAAAACACTCAGGGTGTCGACGAAACCCGAATCGCTTTGCGCGCGCGAGTCCCAGCCACCCTCCTCGGCATCTCCGAAGGCTTGGCAGGTTCGGCACTGAACGCCGGCAACTACTCCCAGACCCGCCGGATGTGGTCCGATGCCTGGTTTATGCCAACAGCCCAAAACCTTTGTGCATCCATGGAACGGATCTTGGCTTTGCCGGTCGGGACACCGGCCGAACTGTCTTTCGACCAGTCGCAAATCATGTTCCTTCAGGAAGACCGCAAAGATGAAGCCGAAATCCGTGCCACACAAGCCTCTTCTATGCGCCAACTCGTCGAAGCCGGTTTCGAACCGTCGACGGTAACCAAGTTCATCGCCACCGGAGACACCACAGTCCTCCAACACACAGGCGTCTTCTCTGTGCAGCTTCAAGCCCCAACAGAAGGACAGTCCGATGCCGTATGACGTCCTCCAAGGCGTCGAAGGCTGCTCCGGCTGGGCTGTCGTCAAGACAGAAGACGACGAGATCATGGGCTGCCACAGCACAAAAGCCGAGGCAGAGGATCAACTGACGGCTTTGAACATTGCCGAATATGGCGAAAACAGTTTGTACGGCAAGAAACCTCGACGTCCAAAACGATTAGAAGAGCCAAGAGCTGCCGACTCGTACCCTCCGACAGACGGAATGGTCGAAGAAGCCCAACGTGGCCTCGACTGGCGAAGCGAATTCGGCCGAGGCGGAACCGCCATCGGCATCGCACGCGCCCGAGACATCGTCAATCGCAAAGAACTCCCCATCAACACCTGGCGAAGAGTGAAAGCGTATTTCGACCGTCACGAAGTCGACAAAAAAGCGGAAGGATTCAGCCCAGGAGAAGATGGATTCCCCAGCAACGGTCGAATCGCGTGGGCGCTTTGGGGTGGAGACGCCGGCTGGAGCAGAGCCAAGGCCATCATGGAAGACTTCAACAACGACGAAAGGTCCGTCATGGACGAAATCAGAGGCATCGACGGCATCTACCCCGTCACACCACTCCAGAATCATCTTTACGAGGTCCTCGAGGACACTGTCGACGTCTTCGGACAGTTCGAACAGGGAATCGGCGCGCAAGGCGCCCACTATGTCGGCCCTGAAGACAACCCGTTCGCCGCTGAAGGCATGGTTTGCTCGAACTGTGCATTTTATGAAGGATCGCGCGCGTGTGAGATAGTTTCAGGCGACATCGACCCCGCCGGAATCTGTAAATTCTGGGTCATCCCCGAATCTCTGCTCACAATCGAAGACCCGGCCGAACTCATCGTCGAGGAAGAACCCATGATGGAAATGGAATCAGCACGTTCCACCGAAACACGCTCCGATCTGTACCGAAACGTCCCCTTCGAGTTTCGTTCGGCAGAAGACACAGGCGACGGCCTCACCCTCAGCGGATACGCCGCTGTCTTCAACCGTTCCACCATGATCGACAACTATGAAGGCCGATTCGAAGAACGAATCCGCCCAGGAGCGTTCAAACGCTCCATCAACGCCAAAATGCCGGTCCTCCAATTCGAACACGGCCGCCATCCCCTCCTCGGCTCCATGCCGCTCGGACAAATCACGAAACTTCGCGAAGACGAACACGGTTTGTACGTCGAAGCCCGACTCGCCGACAACTGGCTCATCCAACCAGTTCGCGACGCCATCGCCTCCGGATCCATCGACGGAATGAGTTTTCGCTTTCAGGTAGTTCGAGACAGCGTCGACGAATCAGGCGATACGCCAGTACGCACCCTCGAGGAAGTTAAACTCCTCGAACTCGGACCAGTAGTCTTTCCCGCCTACGCTGAAACCAGTGTTGGCGTCAGGTCTGCCGATCTGTCACCACTGTTCTCACTGCCCCAAGATGACCGCCAGGCCATCGCCAGGGCGCTTGTTCTCGGCACCCAACCCGAACCCGCCAGCAATGGCACTTCGGAGCGGCCCGCCGATTCTGACCAGGACTCGCAACAGCACTCCGGTCTGTCCCCCCATCAACGCAGCGCACAGTTGCGAACAATCGAAGGAGTCCTCTAATGGACGAAAAGAACCTTCGTGAAGGCGTCGAGTACGTCAAGGCTGTCCTTCGCGAAATGCACACGAACGCTGAAGAGCGTTCATTTGACCCAGACGAGCAGGCTGAATGGGAAGCCGGCGCCGAGTTTGTACGCACCTCTGAGGCCGAATTGGTCGCCCTCGAAGAGCGTAAGGCTCGCATTGCCGACTTTGCACCAGTCGCAACCGAAACAGGAGATGGCGCAGTGACGTCAATCAACATCAACACCCACACCTCACGCGACGCGTTTGACCATGGAACCCTTGCCGCCGATGGTGGCTCGGAACTTCGTGGCCGCGCACTCGACGTCATCGAAAAGCACCTTCCGTCCTTCGTTTCCGACGAAGCGCGTGAGAATGCGACTCAAATGCTGGAGCGCCGTTCGAAGATCGACGCTGACGTAGTGGCCCGCCACATCGTCCGCACCTCTTCGCCCGAGTACCTTCGTGCATTCGAGGAATACATCGAAAACCCACAGGCTGGAATGCCACGCATTCTCGGCAAGGCAGAGGCACGCGCCGCAATGTCGCTCACAGCGGCAAACGGTGGCGTTCTCGTCCCGCAGTTCCTCGACCCAACCATCGTTCTCACGAACGCCGGTTCGGCGAATGCTGTCCGTCAGCTCGCAGACGTCACGTCTATCACGACTGACCAGTGGGATGGCGTCACCTCGGCCGGTGTGACCGCTGAGTGGCTTTCAGAAGGCAGCGAAGCGGCAGACGCGACTCCGACCTTCCAAGGCCCGACCATTTCGGTTCACAAGGCAGCAGCGTTCCTGTTCGGCTCATACGAGTTCCTCGCCGACTCTGGTTTCAACCAGGTCGCCGAACTCATCGCCGACGCGAAGGATCGTCTGGAAGAGACGGCATACATCTCCGGCACCGGTTCGGGTCAGCCTTACGGCCTCATCACCCGCCTTTCCGGCACCGGCCCAGTCGTCAACGGAACCTCAGGCGCTGCCGGTGCAGCGAACCTTGTGGCCGCTGACGCCTACGCCCTGGACAACGCACTCGGCGCACGTTTCCGTCGCAACGCTTCATTCCTTGCAGCGAAGGCGACCTACAACGAGCTTCGTAGCGTGACCGACTCCCGCACCAACTTCTGGT